CTCGCCAACAATAACTGGTTCATTAGTTGGAATAACTCCACCATTGGCAAATCCTAAGAAGCTACCAATTCCACCAAATAAACTTCCGCCTGATGCTTGTCCTGTGCCGCCACTAATTGACAGTACCTGACTCATAACTTGACGTATTTGACTACGCAATAATTCTTCAAGCATGGAATCAATTAAATCTTTAAACGAAAGTTTTCCAGTTCTTGCAAATTTAACAAATGCATCTTCCATACCTTGTGTGGCTTTTTGAAAGATACGTTGTGCTGACTGTGCGGCATTTGTAGCATTGTCTGTGTATTCTTGGAATGCCTTTTTCCATCCTGTTGCGAATGTTCTTGATTCAGCATACAACTGTCTTTCTTTAGCAATTAATTCATCAGTGCCTTGTTTGGCAGCTTCATAGAACTTTAGTTTTTCTTGATCAGTTAGCAAGCCGCCGCGACGTGCTTGTTCTGCGGCAATCTCTGTTTCTGCTCTTTCACGTGCGGCTGCAAGGATATCATATTGCTTGCGTTCCATTTCGCTCATTGTTGATTTAGCAATGTCATCTTGTATGCGACGTATATCACGTTCAACATCTAGATTACTTTGACGTGCAAATTTTTCTAGATCAAAAGAACGAATTCTTTCTTGACTACCACGAACAGCGGCTTCTGTGCTTTCAATATCAGCACGAGTCTGTTCGCGTATTTTAGCAATTTGTTCATCAATAATTTTGCCAAAGCCTGCTCTTTGTTGATCTTCTGTTAGTCTTGATCTCTGATCTTCTAATTTACGAATCTCGTCGCTTTCACGTTTTAGCAATTCTACTCTAGCTTTAGAAACTTCGCTTTCTTCACGACTCTTTCCAATTAATTGTGTTTGATTTTGTATCTGTTCAATGTTTAATTGATTTACACGAGCATATTCTTCCGCTATACCACTTAGACTTTTTCTAAGTTGTTCAAATGCTGGAGTAACATCTCTTATAACCCCACCAGCTTCTGCAGTAGAGTTAGCAGTATTTTTGGCTGCTTCAGATTGCTTGTCTAAACTTTCACTAAGATTGTCATTAGGAACAAATCCAAAAAATTCCTTAATAGCGGTATAGGCTTTGCCAACACCGTTTTTAATAGGAGTAATAATATCAATGTCAGTAAAGAGTTTTAATGCACTGGCTAAGCCATAAAAAACTGTAGCAACAGCGGCTCCTAACAAGAAAAATTTACTAAAGGCCAATGTTACTCCAATGGTTCCTAATTTAAGTGCAGCCAGCGTCGCTCCTAAGGCAGTGAACAAAGTAATAATTTTACTGAATACAAATAAACCACTAGCCACTGTAATTAACGCCACAATGTTATTAGCAAATTCTTGTATTTTTGCGGGTTCTAATTTTGCAATGAATTCAGTTAGCGGTGATATTGCTACTAATATTGCATCTCTAAACGCATTAACTGTTTTTTCAAATCTATCAAATGCATCACTGGCAGCAACTATAGACGCGGCTTGTGCTTGTGATTGACGTGTTTGTTCAGCATAAGATTCAGCTAATTTATTTCCTTCAATAGTCACATTGCGGAATTCTTTACCTAATAGCTGTGATTTTAAAAAGGCTTTGTCTGAAGCAGTACCTGCATTGCCTAGCCCAGCTATTACTTTACCTAAAATTTCTTGTTCGCTTAATGTGGCTAAGTCTTCTAAACTAACTCCAACACGAGCAAAAGCAGACTGCATAGAAGCAGATCCCTCTGCGGCAGCACCAATATTATTAACTAATCTTAATATGCCTTTTTCAGCCACTTGCGAATTACCGCCAAAATCTTGTAGTGCTTTGCCAAATCCTACAATGTTAGCAATAGAGATACCAGTTGAGTCACTTAGATCTTTAATGGCATCAGCGAATCTAACTGCATTGGTAATAACACTACCAAATGCAATACCAGCAATTGCAGTCTTAAGTCCGCCAAATGCGGCACTAAGTCCGCCTACTCGTGTTTGTAAATTGTTTAATGCCTGTATGCCATTAGTGGCATTAACATTTACATTATAATCTAGATTTGTTGCCATCGCCTATCGCCCCATAATTTGTCTAATACGTTTTCTAAACCACTGTTCCCAGGGACGTGTTATACCCTGAGGTGCTTGTCGTGAATACCCTTCATCTAATCGTTGAGCGTAAGGATAATTTGCACGTATAGTATCTCGTTGTAATATAGTATTTCTACGAGCATTGCCTGAACGAATAGGAGTTAATGCCACAAATTCTTTATGTGCTTCTAGTGGCACATTTTGTAATTGTCTTTTTATACGAGCAATATCGCCTGTGATCTTGTCATTAACACTAATATCTACTTCTATCATACCTTACGCTCCTTGGGCTTGAATTGTTTGGCCCTTGCTATCATTGCCTTCATCTGCTCTTGTGTTAGCTGTGGAGCAGGTGCCGCTTTACCATTTGACTTAGCTTCTTGATATTTAATAAACCTAGAATAGTTATCAAGTACGTATAAATCAAATGTGGTAGCACGACCTAAGGCTTCGCTGGGCAGTAAATTATATGTTTGGGCGAGGGTATGAAGCGTTACTAACATATGGCTTTCTTGCGAAGTGTAGTCATCGCCCTCGCCTATTACTTTCCCAGTACTTCAACTACTTTCTGGATAACACGAATTAGGATCTGCGTTGGCAGCATAATATCATCCTTGATTACTACTTTACCTTCTTCATCTAAAATAAGCTCACGAACTACTTCAATGATCTCATTTGGGTTATCTTGTTTAATTGACGCAAGTTTCATAAACTTGTCTAATGGCTGACGATCCCAAGTCCAGAACTCAAGACTATCACCTAGTTCTTTTTTGGTGTCTTTGTCATCAAGAACTACCTTGATAAGTTGTGGCTTACTTGCGATTTGATTGATTTTAATTGGCATCTGTTAATCTCCTTGTCTATTGATCAGTGTGTGAGCAAGAACTAAAAGGAATTTAATTCTGCTCTGTGCTTTATCTATGTCTGCCTTGGCACAACGTAGTTCATTTGTGGCTTTGGCAATTTCTTGTATGAGACTTTCTAATAACTCTTTGTCTGACTTATCGTCTAGTATCTGCATATCTTCCTCTCTTTATATTTATTGCAACTAAAGAAAAAGGGGGTTTTTAGCCCCCTTATTCGTCGCTCCCGTGGCAGAATTATGCTACGGTATATTCACCTGTTACAGTGATCGTTACTGGTGTAACCCAAACAGGGCTGTCAGCACTAACAGTAGGAGCCAAGCCAGTAATATAGCCTGAACCACTAATTGTTTTGCCTGTACCGCCTGCGTCTGTGTCGCCAAGGTATAGATCAAAGTCAATCTTAACTTTTTCTGAACTTAGTCCAAAGATGCCGTATTCGTCTGCTCTATTAACAGTTGAACCCGCATCTGCACCGTCGCCAGTGCCAAAGAAAGTTGCTTGATCCAATACTACGTTTGCACTGATACTGTTTGTAGATGTAGTTGCAATTTGTAGCTTTGCAGTGTTATCTAGTTGAGTCCAAGTAAAAACGTCATTGGCTGCGTTAATTGTCATGTCTTGGAGTGCAGGAACAACCATACCTGGATCACTACCGTTAGACGATACTGAAATAGTTAGTGTTGTTTGAACTCCTGATACTCCTGGTGCTGGATAAATGTAAGCCATATATCTGCTCCTTACGCTGGGTTAGAGACAGTGTATTCGCCAGTTACTGTAATAGTAATAGGTGATACCCATACTGGGCTGTCTGCTGATACTGTTGGTGCTAGTCCAGTGATATAACCTGAGCCGCTGATGATCTTACCTGCACCACCTGCGTCTGTGTCGCCTAGATATAGATCAAAAAATACCTTTGCTTTGTCTACGCTAAGTCCAAAGATACCAGCTGCCGCAGCAGTGGATCCACCTGAACCTGTTGTTCCAAAGAAACTGGTTTGATCTAATACAATGTTCATTGAGATTGAGTTAGTTGAAGTTGTTGCAATTTGTAGTTTTGCAGTATTATCTAACTGAGTCCAAGTAAACACATCGTTAGCGGCATTGATAGTCATATCCTGAAGTGCAGGGACTGATAAGCCAGTCGCATCAGCAGCTTTAGAAGTCTTGTGGATCTTCAAAGTTGCTTGTACGTTGGCTACCCCTGGTGCTGGATAAATGTATGCCATGATAAATGGTTCCTTATGTTGTTATTTTAGTAAATCTTATTTCCAATGTAGTTACTA